GAGTTTTTTGTGTAAGACTAAGTTAATTAGATATCTCTAATTCGATTTTAAATATATTATCTGCAATACGACAATTGGATAATATGTTTATGAAATCATTATTGATTGATAATGACTTATTCTGAAGTTTTTTGGAACAACAATAGGTGGGAGGAGAGCACAATCTCCCGTTTTACAACTACTAGACATCACCATACTATACTTCCATTGTAAAATTTGGAATTATAGTTGCCTAAAATCATATGTTACTGATCGTAAAAAGATCTGAGCTCTTTAGAGCAAGTGCAAGAAAATTCGAATATAGAAAAAAGTCGATATAATTGTAAAAATAAAATAAAAGTAGGCATTTCCTTTGTGCCTCATAAAAACAAATTAAGGATTTAGCTGTAGAAATTTTGGACAATAGGCATTTGAAAGCTCAAAAGGCGCTTATGACGCACTTGGCTGTGTTAGTTATAGGTAACATGCAATATTCCAACTGCTTTGTGTTGCACCACAGGCAGACAAAATATGGTTAAAAAATTGTGCTAAAACCAAAAATGGTATTCATCGGTAGTACTAGCAATACTAAGCATTTGAATATTGTTTATTCTCTTATCTGGTCAATATCTTGGTGCACACGACGTGTGGCGGAGACTGCTCTGCTGAAAACGCATCAGTCAAACACATGTGATCCCGAATCCACAGCGTAAATGATTTAGGTAGGAGAAGCATGGCATAAACAAACTCCTATGAACAACCATGTATTTTTGGAGTTTATTAAAACTCTTTCAAGAACGTAAAGTTCTTTTCAATTTAATTTTCCGCTTAATTGCAATATGACAGACAACCAAAAGAAAACAGTAAAATTTTTAAATATGGAACGCGTAAGTGAAACAGAAGAAAAGCCCTTATGTGATGCTGAAAAGCTAGAACGTAAAAGTAGAAGCGAAATGGGCCAGCGCTGCGGTTGTAAAACCGACACTTTTGAGAAGAATAAAGAAAAGAAGAGAACGCAACAAAGAGAGTATGAAAGATTCTCCAAATATACGGGATCAACATTTGGACTCCTTCCTGATTTGGATGATCTTAGTGATCTAGAAACGGAAGCTGATTATTTTGAAGTAAATATTCTAAGAAATTTCTTTGATGCTTTGGATCCACTCCAAAATGGTGCTTTTATGACCAGATGGGCGGATTCGCTTATTTTTGGCACCCCATTAATAGAAGTTTGTGAGTGGAGCGAGAGACACTTATTTCGTGAATATCAACATTATGATGTTTTGTATGGTGTCATGTGTACCTATGAGGTGGAAGATTTAAATGATCTTTTTTCCGATATTAATTATGGAAATGTTTACTATGTACATCACGTTAAAGAGGCTTTTGTTAGAGAGCAATTGGAAAATCTTCTTCCTGAAGAAAGAGCTTCCCTTAGAGTTAGGTTAGCTGAAGTTAATCAGAATGGTGTATTTTTTGATGATTGGTATGCTTGTGTGGAACCATTTTTTTCAAAAAAGTGGGTTATACGTATGATAGCATCCTTTTATGCAAATAGACAGACTTTTGAGGATAGAAATTATTATTTAGGGTGTGTTATTCGTCCTTGGCGAAAAAATGTTCCTAAGAACTTTCCCTATGCATCGCCTGAACCAATTAGATCTTTCGTCTATAATTGCTATGTTTCTGGCAATATGGAAGACGCTTTCAAATTGCGTCGGTGTCTTCTCGATAGTCCATCAATTTTAGATCCTCCTTATATGGATTCTCTATTTAACATATTATGCTTAGATATGGATTTCGTTGATTGTTTTTATCACGTTAGAAGGCAAGATGCTTTGCGAGTGTTGAATTCCGAGATTTTAAATTTAGCTGGAGCATTTGGTTTTCCTGTTAAGGAAATTCTCTTGCTTCTTGGATTCCTTGTAGCATCCTGCATGACATTCATTGGATCTTTATTTAATACTCCGTTTGGGATATGTATTATTTCCCCAATTATAGAAGAAGTTTTTAAATTCTTAGGAGGTCCGTTAATGTCTCTGAGTTTCACGTTCTGGGAATATTCTTTATTTACTAGTTTATACCATGCTGAAAGTGGGGAATGGAACTATTATTTTCGAATACCAGCATTGTGTATGCATTTGGGAACTTGTTTAATTTATTCACATCTTCCAATAGAATATTCATTTGTTGCTGCATTTTTGTGGCATGCCACTTTTAATTTTTTAATAGTTATTATGTACGGAAGTTCACAGTATGCTGGTAGTGCTATGCATGGACTGCGTGTTGAGGATGTAGAGACTATGATAAGCATGTCTAACCACATGGCTAATTTTGGACAATTGTTATGTCATTTTAATAACGGTGATAAATGGGGAATGTTGTTGTGGTTGTATGTTACCATTCCCAAAGATAGAATCGTAACACTTTTTGAATCAACTAATGGCGCCGATGCGGCCAGGTATGTGTCGGAATTTTTGGAAATTGAAAGAGACGACAATGAAATTGAGGTGGTAGGTGCGGAATGGATCCATTTGGCTTATGAGAGGCTTAGAACTGGCGGTTTTGGGGTTGTTCGAGATTCGGCAATTGGAAGATTGTTTCTTAAGATTTATGCAATCTTTCTTGCAGTTTCTTTGACTGATTTTTTACGTCTCATGCCTGCAGATTTCGGGCGCATACTTGGTGTAGTAAAGGAATATCTTGTGAATAGTGTAACACTTGGTCGTCCTTTTGTCATGGTCGTTGAGACCCTACACCACTTAGCAACAACGATTTTAAATATGGGTAAAGATGGTATATGGTCCGTCTTGTTTTCTGATAGTGAATGGGACCATGTTATTCACGCGCAAGAAATATTAAATTTTGTAAATCCCAATGATGATTCTGAGCCTTATATACAGTACTGTAAAGAAATTGTTAATGAGAAAGAATATTTTGCAAAAAGTTTGAGCTCTGGTAATTCTCAAATCCCTATAAACATTCGCACGAATCTTTTGAATGCTTTGAAAAAAGCTGAGGCAAATATAATTACTTCGGCTAACGCTCGGACATCTCGTATTAGACCAGTAACAGTAATGTTTGCTGGTCCTCCAGGTACGGGAAAAACGGAATTGTGTAAGTCACTTGCAGAATATATAAATATGATTTGTGGGCATCCTAAAGATGCAGTTTTTACTTTTCAACCAGGTTCAAAATTTTGGGGTCCAGCTTTTCAAGGTTTTCTAACAAAATTTCTTATTGTAAATGATGTGGACAGTGAAAAATTTAGACCAAATATAGAACCGTATCTTCTTGAGTTCATAGGGCTTGCAGATACAGCGCCATATGCTGTAAGTAGAGCTTCTCTTGAGGAAAAACTTAATAGTAATTTCCAAGGTTTGGGCATTGCGATGTCGATGAATGGAAATAAATTGCGGTTTGCAGAATTTTTAAATAATGGTGTAAAGATTGTTAGACGTATTGATGCAGTATGGTTTGTTGAATATGATATTCCTTATTGTGAAAGTGTTGGATTGCGTCCCACGGATCAGAATTTTTCCCTGGCTCTTGTTCCTGATGAATATCGTGATCGAGCATGCATAATATCTGAAGGAGTGTGTGTGGCACATGAAGAAACTGGCACTTTAGAGTTTAATAAAAAACCCGGAGGGAGAGTTTTCATCTCACGTAAGGATTTTATTTTAACTATTTTTCCAACTTTTCACGTTGAGATACAAAAAAGGAAGACTGAAACTGAAGATTTAGCAAATTTAGAGACTTGCAAAGGTTGTATGAAAATTTCTTCACATATGTCTGATGTTCCCAATAAGACTCTCTTTAAAAAGTGTGGTCCTAAATGTCATTTTGAACCTTTCCCTCATCAGAGTACAGAAATTGACTATTCTGGTGATTTTGATAAGATTCCAATTATTCCTGGAATTAGTCAAAAGAGAGTTTATGATTCCTTGCGTAGAAACAGAGTAAAACCTTTTAAGGTCTCTTTTGGAAGAACTTTTTCTAGAAGAGAATGCGCAGTTATTTTTAGAAATCTGATCGAGAAATGTCCTGAATGTAATCATTTGTATTCAGAACATAATGTGGATGATGGATATATTATGTGTGGTAGAGGTTCGAAATGGTTATTTCCACCGGTGAACCCCTTTAGAAGATGTCTTGGTGGTAAGTTCATGGAGGAACATACAAAGTTAGGACCTGAAGTGCCATATATCAAATGTTGTGATAATTGCTTTGCTGCAAATTTTGAGTTTAATGAGACACCAGAATCAGATGAATGGGAACCCTACATTATGGAACATTTGGACCATATACATGAAAGAAATCGGGATCGTCATTGTTTTGGATATTTTGCTATATCAAAACAAGAAATTGATGTTAATTATCAGAAAATTGTTGATTTCCATGAAAAATTCTATAGTGAAATGGATCTTCCTGCAGGTATTGAACAGCAGTGTATTCCTTTATATTGCAGTAGGTGCCTAAATTGTAATCAGTATGTTTTTAATCATGAGATTGAAGATGAATGTTTGGTGTGTAGCGGTAATGTTGAACAGCGGATCACGAAGACTAATATTACTGATAGGATTGGAATTCATAGTGAGATTTTCTTAGAATCTGCAGTTGTGGTGTCATGTATGGTTTCGGGATACTATGCGTATGCGCAGAAGCGTGTTAACGATGCTGTTAAACAGTATGTGTGTAAAGTAAAGGAATCGTGTATGAATAAGGTTGATAAAGTAATCATTTTACTTACAGCAATTGTCAGTACTACTTTGGCAATGAAATTAGCATATAAAGCTACAAATTATATTTTCAAAGAGGAACCAAATAAAAACGATGAGAAAACAATTGCAGAAGTTAGAACTTTCAATATACCTGATGAAAAACTACAACGTGAGTATAAGAGAGAGGAATTTGTTCTGGCAACAGATGTTATTCCTGGTTCGGGATGGAAAAACGATATAAGCAAGGGCTTTGTATCTAAAAGTAGTTTAAATACTGAAAGTACCAATCTTAAGAAAATGAGAGATAGTAATACTTGGTATATGATGACTCCTTGTGGTCGAGCTCGTGCTTTACTTGTCGAACCCAATTTGCTAGTACTCACTCACCATACTTTGTTAAATGAAAAAAGGGAAATTTGTGATAAAATATGTTTCTCGCGTGATCGTGAAGGTAAAGTGGGTCGTCAAGAATGTATTTTTTGTCCAGAAAATTATTTTACTGTTGGTGAGATTGGTTTTTTATATGTCAAGTCATTGCCTTATTCAGGGAGTGGGAAATTAACGGATCACTTTATTGTAAATTCTTTCACAAAAAATTTTGTCTGTGATGTGGATTTCAATGGGTATGCTTGTCCCAATGCACAAACAGATGTGTGGACTGGAGACCCTAACTATCCACATATGCAGGGGATGACATACAATGTCCTTAGGTACCGTGCTTTTACAGAAAAAGGAGATTGTGGTATGGCCGTTATGAAAACTGGATCAAATCCTTTTTTGTTTGGGATTCATTGTTTAGCTAGAGCTGCCGAAGGCGAAGCGGCCTGTATTTATTTAAGTCGTTCGCAAATTCTAGAAGCTCGTGAACATTTTTCATCTAGAGGGTTACATGAACCAGCCACCATGACATGTGCACAAGTGCAGAGACTTGCAGAAGTCCAAGAATTACATGATAATTCTCATCTTCATTTATTAGGGGGTATGGCTTATCCTATTGGCACAAGTGAGAAAGTTAATTTTAATGAAAAGCCAGGAGTTATCCAAACTCCAGGTTTCGCTTATTTTAGTGATATAAAACCGCTTTTTCGTGCGTCGAAGGAGTTTTCTCCGCCATTTTATGGACGTGTGAAAATTTTGGATGATGGAACTTATTATAGTGGTTTTAAGAAAGTGATTGATGCTCACAATTTACCATCTGTTGATCCAGGAATCTTACTCGATAACAGTACTAAATATTTTTTCAATCCTGAGGGGTTTGTTTGGCAGTTATGTCAACCTCTATCCTTTAATATTGCATACAATGGAGTACCCGGCCATAAATATTATCGAAATGTTAAAGAAGACACTTCTGCTGGACCTCCTTGGTCCAGTTTTGGAATCCATAATAAAGGTGAATTATTTGAACAGGAAACGGATTTCTTGCCATACTATTTCTTGATGGAAGAAGATTTAGCTCATTCTCCTATTTTTCTTGATGTTCATTTGGCACGTAAGCACGAGGCTATTTCGAAAGAGAAGAGTGATCGTGGCGAATATCGTTTGTTTTCAGTAGTGGATTTCGTGTTTAATATGATAGGGAAAGCTTATTGTCTTCCCATCTTTGTTCAAATGATGGAACGACCTGATCTTTTTTACTTGCGTCCTGCTATGCGCTGCTTAACTAGTGAGTGGGATGATATGTTTAATTATTTGAGTTTTGATAAAGAAAATATGTATAGAGCTATAGAAATCGATTTCAAAGCGATGGATGCATCACAACGCAAGGTATTCTTTGAAACCATTGCTTTTGAGATGGGAAAAGTAGCGAGAAAGTGTGGGTATAGTGAAAGAGAAGCAAATATTGTTGTGAACGTTATTATATCAACAATACATTTAATAGTCAAATTCAAAGGAGATGTGTTTCTTAGATTTGTAGGTTTGGCTTCAGGTCTTTTCTGTACGGTGTTCATTAATTGCTTTGTACAAAGCATACTTATGATAATGATTTGGACCCTTTCACGTGTTAAAGAAGAAGATGATTTTAGAACAAATGTTAGAAGTGCTACTGTTGGAGACGACGGAGTATATAGTGTTGCTCCTGGCTATGATTTTTTTAATATGAATAAATTGCAGGAAATGGGAGGCATTTTTGGCTATGTTATCACTTCTCCAAAAAAAGATGGGAAAGTGTGTCCAGATTTTGTAAATCTAGATACATGTACCTTTTTAAAAAGAACATTTAAATTTGATAAGAGATTTTCAAAGTTTGTCGCACCTCTAGATCCTGATTCAATATTCAAATCTCTTTGTTGGGAACAGAAAGATGTAAAGGTCCCTTCAATGACGCGAATGATTGCTGTGTGCCAAAATGCCGAGAGAGAATTGTTCATTCACGGGGAAGAGGAGTTTACTTTGTTTTGCAATTTTAGTAAAAAATATTTTGCTGACTTAAATATTACATACAATTGTTTACAATATGATGAGTTATTTAATGAATACAGTTTGAATAAGTTTTTTACTGATGATGCTTGACAATTAAGCCCAGGATGGTTACCTGGGCAAGAAGGTTGGGAAATGGCGCCTTCTATAAATATAGAGTTATTTCGTTTCCGTTTAATTCACCTCTTCTATATTATGTTTGTTTGTACGAAGAGTGATGACAGTTGCGGAAATATTAAAAATAATCAACTCGTGAGTAGTCTTGGGTTAGAACTATTCATTAAAATAAAACCTACTGAATTAAATCAAAATATACAAAAAATAGAAATGGGACAGGAACCCATTCTATCCATAGATGATTTTCCCGAAAAGGAAATTGTGGTTAATATTCCTAAACAAATTAGTTTAATGGAACCTGCTGAAGACATTGCGTTGTCTAAATATCTCAGCCGACCTTTACCAGTTGCATCATTTACCTGGCTTGTTTCAGATGCTTTCGGAGCTACTCTCAATGCATTGTTTCCTCTTCAAGTTTGGGCGTCTGATCTAAGTGTCAAGAGAAAATTGTCAAATTATAGATTTTTAACTGGAACTTTGAAAATTCAGATTTCTGTTGTGGGCACAGCGTTGTCTACAGGGCGTGTTTTAGTAACAAATTGCCCTTTATTGGGAACCGATCCTAGAAATAGAAATCTTTTAAGTCCCTACGGTATGAGTGTAGAAAGAACTCAGCCACATCCTTATGTTCAATATCAAATGGATCCTTTAATTATTGAGCCAGCTTTTTCTAAAGAGTATGAAATGGAAATGTCTACTATAACACAGACTGGGTTTTGGCAAATTTCTGAACTTATTGCTGGAGCTTCTGGACATGTGGTGACTTTCAATGTAGCAAGTGTGTTGCGACAACTTGCTCAAAATTCTATTGCTCCTAAAGTTACTTTTAAAGTGTATGCTTGTGTTGAAGGTGCTAAATTGTATGTTCCTACAGTTACTGCATATTCTGAAACTGGAAGTTTCCTATCTTCTGCGAATTTGAATAAGTTGTCCGATTCCATTACAAAAATGCAATTAGGTCCAACTGCTACTGCGGCTGCAACGGCTTTAAAGGTAGGAGCGACGGCTGCTAAAGCCATGGGTTATTCTAATCCGAATGTTGCTCCTGTTTCAATGGCCCCTTTAGTAACCAATAATAACTTTTCAGCAACTCGGGGGTCCCAAACCTATCAGAGAATTGGAGCGGATATTACTTCTTCTACGCCTATTAGTGGTTTGAAACAAGGTCTTGGTGAGTCGCCTGGGCCTCTTACTGATATAACATCTCGTTATGGAGTTCATACTTTCACAACTTGGGATCAAAGTCAAACGTCTGGCACTGTTTTAACCACGCTGACTGTGCATCCTTTTTCGTTTATGTCCATTCCATCAACTTATTATGGTACTTCAGGAAACGGATCAGTTGTTACTCCTTCTTATTTTGTGGCAGATGCTTTTAGCTATTGGGGTGGTGATATGGAATTTGAAATTCACGTTATTGCAAATCCTGTGATTCGTGGAATGTTGCAAATTACATTTGAACCAACTACTGCCAATCCTAGTGGATTGTATACTGCTCAAACCAAAGTTGTGAATATAGAGGGTACAACAACAATTTCTTTTTGTGCTCCTTGGTCGAACCGAAATCTTTTGGAGCCTTCTGGCAGCTTGGGTTCTTTATATATTTCAGTTTTCGCTCCTTTAACTTGTTCAGTTGCTAGTGCAGGAACAACTGTTGATATACATATTCTCTCACGTGTTCCGAACATGGTAGTGGCTGTTCCAAATAGTTCCACGAATGTTTTTACTTTAGCTTCTGATATTTCTGCTCAAACCGATTGCCCTACGCATAATAATTTTTCTTATCGATCGGATTTGGTGGCAGGTGAAAACATTGTGACTTTGAGGGATTTGTTGAAAAGGAATTCTAAGGTTGGGCAGGCAATATATACTTTTACAGATTCTGTAACGCCCAACGTTCCCACGAATGTTGAGATATCTTTACCACGCTTTCCTCCTTACAAGAAAAATGCAGCAACCTATACGCCATATACCACTTACAATACTTCGTTGCTATCTTATTTTTCTGCAGCTTTTTTAGGTTGTACCGGTTCCGTGGATCATACGTTTAAGGTCATGGTTAATGGTGCGGCCAGTGTTAAAGATCAGATTGGTACTGTGATGGTATCATCACAATGTGGTTCTGCAGTTGGTACTGCGATTGTGAGTGAGCCAGATGTGAATTGGTCTAATGCTTATTCTGTAAGCGATATAAAACAGAACCATCTCATTGAAGTAGAAGTTCCACTTGTAAATGAAACTGGAGTTAATCGTTGTGTTACTCAAACTAATGTGTCCTTGGTTGGTTCAACTGTTAAGCTAACTTTTCCGTATGTGACACAAAATGCTGGTTCAATTTCTTTTCACATAACACATTACACAAAAGCAGCTGATGATTTTCAGCTGTATGGTTTTTTAAACATACCCATTTTCTGGGTGTAATTTAGATTTTCCTAAAAAATCTTAATTGTCGAATTGGAGTGGTCAAACATCCAATATCTTGATGAAACATTAATAATATATTTTCTATGAATTTTTGCCTCATCGAGGTTTTTTAATAGAAATTTGACATATTTTAATGCTTCTGGCAATTTGTCAG